CTTGAACCCAAGATAAAACTCCGCTTGCATTACTTGATAAGACGTATCCACTTACGCTTGCATCTGCCGAAGGTAAAGTCCAAACGACATTTGATGAAACTGTAGACGCAGATTTAAAACCAACATAATGAGAAGAATCACTATCTAAATATCTAATCTCTTTTTGTGCAGAAACAGATAAATGTTCACTACTTGTCCAAGAATCTGTTGCATTAACCCAATTAAATGTTTTATCTGAAGCCCCCTTAAGTGTTAAACCACCTCCATCAGCAGTCGTATCACTTGGAGTAGAGACTTTTCCAAGTGTAATGTTTTTATCTTCAACATCAAGGTTAGTGGTATTAATGGTCGTTGTTGTCCCACCTACTGTTAAGTCACCAGGTATAGTAATAAGACCAACAGAACTTATAGTTAAACGACCAACACCATTTGTACTAAAAGTTAATGTATCAGAACCACCACTTATTCCAGAATTATTATCTGAATTAAAACTAAATGAAGGTGCTGACGCTGATCCATCAGGTGCTTTACTTAGTAAATTTGCATAAGTTATTTTATTATTTGTCCCTGTACCAGAACCACTTACGTCAATGATTGGTAGCACGTCAGTACTAGCTGGAGCAGTTAAAGCAGTAAATTCTGTTATTTTGCGATTTGTCATAATTAAAATTTAATTACATACATAAGAGCTAAGTTTCTTGGTCTTGATTCATTTCCTCCTGATGCTCCAAGTGAAATACCTGTTGAACTAGACCCAGTTGTAACTGATGATTGACTTCCCGAATATCCTATCTGATAAGACTGTCCAGAACCAAGTGTTATTGCGACAGAACCAGAACCACCATTTAAAGCAAGTCCTCTTTGAGTATGTGCATGATTTGGATCTGTAAGACTATGATTATGTGATTCATTTTGATCTGATTGACTACTCGCAAAAGATCTTCCACTATCAACACCTCTATT